ATTATAGGTCTACGTCAGCGTTGCCTGTTCATAGCTGATGTATTCACCGTCGACAAAGCACAACGTAACCCCGTTGTTGGCGTCGGCAAGCGTGCCGCCTTCCAACACTCCGAAAGCCTGCGACAGGTTCACTGACAAAGTGTGCGTGGTGTCCGGGTCACTTCCTGACGCCAACACAGCGGTAAGCTGTCCCATGCGGCTTGCGCTGGTCAGCGTACCACGCTTGAAGTAAGACGTGCCGTCCGTCGACAGGTAAACATCGCAACCGCCCCAATTAAGGTTGCCGGTATTCGAATGTGTCGCCAGCCATGTTTCCAAACCAATAACGTCGGAAAGCTGAACCGGCACGTCGAACATGGCGGGCGCGGCTGCGTCACCAGGGTCAACGTCGAAGTCCTGAATGTAGCCGTCCGACTGATCAATATTGTAAGTCGGCGGCGCACCAATGGTGCCGGGGAATTCTTCTGCCGAAACGACAATGCTACCGTCGTCGTTTTCAACGAGGTCATAACAGCGAACGCCCTGGACGGTAATGCCGCTGAAGTCAGGGTCATTGACCGTGACCAAGTCCATGGGGTCCAACAACGCATAACGCTGGTCTAGCTGGAAGCAGTATATGTTTTGGATATACTGGTCCTGAAGCTGGAAGTTCGCGGACGTCGTGCAGGCCTGGGTGTCGGCAAATAGGTGCAATGACTTAGAAGCGGCGGCGCGACGACCGAACCGGTTTATAAGACCCATGTCCGTGGCCTGAGCCACGAACGGTGCATACTGGTTGGCGCGGTCAAGACATTCAATTTTAACGTCGTTTATTTGATCGCTTTTGCGACCACGTACGACTTGAATTGGGTCATCGGTTCCATTTCCGCCACCAATGCTTCCCGTCCCCATGCGCGGCGAAGCAGCGGGCGAACCACTGTTCGGCATAAAGTCGTCGTCGGTAAGATTGAATAGCGGCGTCGTGTTCGGCGTGAAGGTATACCCGTTGGCGGTAATGGCCGTAGTGCCACGGGGGATCATTTGCAAAACGCCAGACGACCAGACAGCTTCAGAATATGTTGCCGTAGCAATATCGTCTATGCAGCTAGACAAAGCACTTTGCGAACTATAGGCGGGTGAAATCCACAAACCTGCCGCCAGACAGAAGTTCTGGTAATTGGTCATGGCGCTGGTGGCCACATAGCGAATATGCAGCGTGTGCCCAGTCTGCGCCGAATTGAATGTGTAAACACCAGCCGACGTAAAGCTGTATTGCCCAGCCGCAGGCGAACTGCCAACGCAGGTCAGTAGCGTTCCAGACGTGACGTCCAGAACCGACAAATTATATTGGAACGTCGAAGCGTTCGTGACCGTTATCGAAGTTGCACCAACGTGGCTTTCGTCCAGGTTGAAGACTTGCCCGACCCGCGAACCTGGGAAGCCACCGCCATACTGGGCGTTGGAAAGCATGTCAGGAACAACTTGCGACGGGTCAGCGTCACCACCACTGCGACAGCCACCGCCGCCGTATGTGCCGGGCGCGGTGCCTTGCAGAAAGGCTTCGACTTCCCAATTCATGGCGGGCAGGTTGGCGCTGCTACCAAGGTCGACATTTTCGCCAGCCATGTAGGCGAAACCGCTATACCCAATAGAATGGGTAGCGCCCGCCCATGGCGACTGTGCGACTGCCCCGCTTACGAAATCGTAACTGCCGACGCTTGCCTGCTGTGTCTGTGACAGCCACGAACTGAAAACGCTGGTTATAGGGCCTTCGCAAAGAAGCCCAAGCACATTTGCAAAATAAGAGGTGGTGCTGCTTTTCGAACCCTTACCACCGCCACCGCCAAGAACGCCGCCTTTGCCACCAGACGACTGCGGGGTGCTGACTTGCTTGAAGCCGAAATAGTCCAGCAGGTTCCAGCCAATGCGCGTAGTGCCGTAAACAACCGGGACGCACAAGCCGTAAGCACTGGATTGCAATTGCATCCCAGTATAGCTGGGTGTCGCCGCCGCATTGCTTTTTGGGGCACTAAATAACGCCACGGTTTGACCAGTCCTTCACGGTGAAAAAGCGGCGCGGCCTTGGTTGACCACGCAACGCTTTAATTTCGACATATTTTTTCAAAACCGATTTCTGTTCCGCATTATCAGTCTTGACCGGCCGCATGCTGAATGCGTGAATTATTACGGGCCATTCAATGACGATGGCTGCATGCGAAAAAGACTTCCCAAATTTCCACAGCACAATGTCGGCTGGCTTCGGGTCTTCGAAAATTTCCTTGCAGAAATAAAGCATGCCGGGCGTGTCGCCTTTGCCAAGCAAATAGAATTCCGCGTCGTCGTGCATGAAGTAATCATGCGCGTAATGCGGAATAGGCAGCGGTGGTATGACACCGACACGTTCGTAAACCTGGGCTAAGAAAGTCAGGCAGTCGATGCCGCCGTGTTCACCCTTGACCATGCCACGGGGGACATAAGGTGTGCCTTCCCACGATAGGGATTCCTGCACCACCTTGGCGCGCATTTCGTCAATGGTGACCACCTAGACCGCCAGCGTGGGCTGCGGCACATAGGGCATGCCCCGGAAGCGCGCGGTGTTCGAAAACTTAGGGCAGCCATTGCTGTCCGTAAACGACTTGTTGCAGCCGTAGGTAATATTGAACGTCACGCCAGCCACAGGCGCACTAGGAAGTGGTCCCTGCATGTTTATGACGGCCGTGGTGCCAGTCAGTGCCGCCCGCTGCACCCCGGCGCTGTAGCCGTTCAGAATGCCCGACGTGAAAGTAATTGTTCCCTGGTCCAGGAAGTGGTCGGTAATGGTCGCGCCCAGGACCGCCGTGAAGCCCCCCACGGTCGGCGCAGGGCTGGCGGACACCGTGCCGGTCGTCTGGTAGCTGGCCAAAGTAACGCCGCAGGCACCGTCGCCAAGGTTGTTGACGCAATAGACCTGAACAAGGTTCCGGGGGAATTGCTGGTTCAGCAGTTCCAGGTGGCTGTGTATATCAATGGACACCAGCGACCGGCTGGCGGAAATGTCGGCAATGCGACCGACGAAGAAGCGAACCGGGCCGCGTGTGGTGTCGCCGTAGGTCGGCATGAACAAGCGGTCCAGAATAACTTCGGCACCGTCCCAAATTCCCTGCTTGATCGTTTGCAGGAACGGTGAACCCAGCACCGTTGAAGAACCAGGAATAACGTCGACGGTAAGCGTGTCCACGCTGGTGCCGGTCGACCAATGGCATTTGGCTTTATTGCTGCTGCGGTCCCAATAGGGTCCGACCAAGCCACCGGCAGAAAATATCTGCCCATTCATGGTCAGGTCTGCGTCACCGCTGCAATAACGCAGCACTGTGCCGCCGACCAAGTTCACCGTCCAACAATCGGCCAAATAGAATTGGCGACTGGTCAGCAGCGTCAATATTTCTGGCGAACAAGGTTTCATGTTCCTGAAACCTCCAATTTACCTTCCAGCGTGACGAACTGCATAATGCGTGGTTCGGTTATGGCGTCATTCCGCCCAATGCACGACAAAATGCAGCCGGGCGCGGGGTGGTGGAACGGCGCAGCGTCCAGTAGAAGTCCAAGTTTTTCGGACAACAATTGAACGGCAGTATTTCGATCCCAGGCAGCAACGCGCACGCTTGCAACCGGGCGCGGGTTTTCTGTGAACTGGAAAAGCCACACTTGCATGTGACGGGGAAGAACGTCGGTCATTTTATACTCGTGAATGACAGTTTTTTCAATTCGTAATAGTTCGACATCATTTTATTGAAGTCCAACTGGTCGTCGTCAAACCGAACCGGCCAGTAGTAGCTAAAGTCGGCCGTGATGGCGTGACCCGCGACCGGCACATAGGTGAACAGAATTTGCCCAGGGTTAGCGCTGCCCCAATTGCCTATGGTGTAGTCGGTGCCGACCGTCTTGGTGACACCATTGTCTTTGACAGCGGTGACAGAATTGGGCGCATAGATAACCGTATTGGCACCGCCGAAGGTTCGCACCAACTGGTAGTTCTGCGTCGAACCACCCACCGCCGTTGCAATAGCTTGACCTGCTACAATGTTGTCGTCCGGGTCTGTGTACAGAAAGCTGTCAAAGCCACCCTTCAAGGTTTCGAAAAAACCCTCCAACTGGCTATATTCGGTATAGCTTGGCGCGGCAGACTGCCGCAGGAAATTGAAGTCCAACACCCATTGGTATCTTGGGTATGACCAGTTCGCTATGCGAACTTCTTTGCCGGACTTGTTCACCTGCTTCGTCGTGTTGAAAATGGAACTGCGCTTGGCAGGCCACGTCAAACCGGGAAGGCTTGGTAGGACTGAGCTACTCATGACGGTGCATACACCCTATTGAAATTCGGGTTAGCGTTACGACGCTGACGCGCCAAAGCCTGAACCAAAGCACTTCCGCTTTGACTGAACAGGCGTGACACGCCTTGGGCGTCCACAGCCGAAATGCTTATGTTGTAGTGGTCGCCACCCTGGGTCTGACCACCACCACTTGACACCATGGCGCGAATGCCGTCCGACAGACTTGCAGGAAGGATCATTTCGTCTTTGTGGACGTTCACAAGCTGGTCCGCGTTAACTTCCATACCACCCGCCGCCGACGCCAAACCTTCCATGGCAATAACGGCCGTGAACGCCGCAGCAGCAGGTATGGCAGCGAAAGGTCCCATAATTGGCGAAGCCCAGGCATAGACACCGCTGAAGGCTTTGGCTGCGTCCTGCCCAATGGTCTTGATAGAACTGGCCACGGTTGAAGCATTCGCTTCGGACGCCCCTTCCGTCTTTGCCGCAACCTTCGCCACTTCGGCGGTCTGGGTCGCAGCGACCTGCGCAAGTTCGCCAGCGATCCACTGCTTCAACATGGGTTCAACCACCGACGTCATGAACACATTTACCAGTCGGTTCAAAATATTGATAACCTGCTGCTGCCATGTCTGGGTCGACGTCAACATGCTTGTCAGTGCGCCGGTCATGGTCGACGCAATTTTGTCGGCCGTCTTGGTATAGCTGTCCTGAACCTGCTGGTTCGACTTCATGGTCTGGACGGTAATGCGTTGCTGAATAGCTTCAATTTCAGCTTCGTACTTTTTATAGGCGTCAGACTCTGCGTCCAGGCCTTCTTGCAGCATTTCCAGCCGCGTAATTTCTTCCTTCAGAATTTTGTTCGTCAGACCAATTTCAAGCGCGGCTTCTTGTTCGACCGTTATTTGATGGTTTTTGAAACGGTTTTGAATTGACGTTATGCTGGCTTCCAGCCGCTTGTCGTCCTGCTGGTTCAGGCGAAGTGTGTCTTCCGCTTCAATCTTTTCGCCTTCAACCAAGAACTGCGTGTGCAGTTTGGCAATGGTCAAATAATAATCGTTGTAAGCCTTCTGCCGCCCAGCCAAGTCTTCAAGAACCTTAGCCTTGTCCTTGGCGTCCGCAGCCGCCTTCGCGTTGAAATAGGTGACTTCGGCATTAAGCTTCGACCCAGCTTCCACTTCGGACTGCGAAATGAACTTCGAAAGGTTTTCTTGACCAAGCGCAAACAGGGACTGGTTCTTCTGCGACTCAATGGCAATTTCGCCAAGCGCTTCCTGTTCTTTGATCTTCAATTTTACGTCGGCAATTTTCTGCGCTTGCGCGCCGCCGTCGCCAAGTGCGGGGGCCTGCTTGCTGCCTACCATAGGCATATTTTCAAGCATGGTCGTAAAGTTTTGTATCTGGTCGTTTTCCCAGTTCAAGAAATTTACCGTGCGGTTCCTTATTTCCGCAGTTACCTGATCACCGAAAATTTCACCGACTTTGTCATTGTATGCATTGATGGCGTCAGCTTGTTCCTTGACACCCTTCCGCCAAGACACCCCAGCGGCGTCGAACATTCCTTGACCGGCCAGCCAAATGGCTTTGGCTTCGTCAATTAACCCACCAGCATTAGCGATAAAATACTGAACGTCAGCGGCAGACCTGCGAATTTCGGCAGAAAACATAATCGTCTGGGTAGTCAGGTCCTGCATAAAACTTTTGAAGGTAACCGCAGACTTCCCCGCGTCGTCCGTGCTTGAACCCAAATTCCAAATTTCGGAAGCCAGTTCGGTTATGCTGCCAATCAATTCACCAGCAGAAATGGCGAATTCCTTTAGACTGGTCTCAAGCGGACCCCAGTAGCTGCTGAAGGTTTCAAAAGAAAACGCCCATTGACTGAACGCTTCGACAAGCTGGTCTACGACGGTCAATACTTTCAGAAGCAACGGTTCCATCGCTTCGAAAGTTTTGTTCTTCAGACCGGCGAAAGCTTCGCCAAGTTCATTGGTTTTGTTTCCGACCGCGACCATGCCAGAAACGGCGACTTGACCCAGGGTTACCCCCAGGCGGTCGGCTTCGTCGGCCATGGCTTGCATGCCCACGGTCCCCTTGTCCAGAATAGGGATCATTTCGGCCCCGGCGCGACCGAACAGGGCAATGGCTATGGCGGTCTTGTTGGGACCGTCAGCCATGTTTTGGAACTGCGCCGCAATATTGGGCAGCAGGTCCTGAAGGGGCTTTATGTTGCCTTCAGCGTCCTTGTAGGCAATGCCCAGGGCTTCCATGGCCCGTTGGGCAGGTGACCCGGTCTGGGCCGTCATGGACAGCCCACGGGCCATGCGTTCAAGGGCGTTGGTGGCCGCCCCACCAGACACACCGACGCTTTCAGCCAAGGCCTGGAAACGGGTGACCTGTTCGACGGTTTCGCCAAGCTGCTGACCGACGTCCTGGACTTCAAGGCCCATTGCCGCCATGGCTTTGGTGAAGTCGATTATTTTGTCGACGGCGAAGGCTGCAATGAACGCATCGCCAACGTCCCCCAACGTGCTACGAATAGCACGAAGGGGGTTGGTCAAGCCTTCAATGGCAAAGCGCAATTGGTTCAGCGACGGAACAAAGTCGCTTACGTCTGCGCCAAATTTAACTTCGACGTCGTCAGACATTTACACTGATATTTCCTGTTGGAAACATTTTGAAAAGACCCTGCAACTCCGCCGCCCTGTCGGACGGTTTGGTTGGCGTCAACTTAGCTGGATCGGGTTTTTTCTTAGCTGCCTTGGTCGGCTTGTGCTTAAAGCCGTTCGCCGTGGCAATAGCAAAAAGCGACACAATAGCAGGTGGCACCACATCCCATTTTTCCTGGTAGGCCATAAGACGCGGCCATGTAAGCTGGTCTTCTAGGACGTCAGGTGCCAGCCCTGTGTAAATGCTAACTGTCGCTATTATTGCGTCCCAGTCTGGGGGGACTTGGTCGCGTCTTCCACCTGGGCTTCCCCCTGGGTGGTGTCGTCACCGGCCCCCTTTGGCTGTTCGGCCATGGCACCGGTCTGCCGGGCAACCACTTCGGAAGCCTTCATGACGTCGTTCATGGAAAAGGGGACGTCGTCAAACTGTTCGCGGGTCAGCGTCGGGTGGGCGCGTTTCAGCCCCCAGTAGACTATACCCAAAAGATCGTCGAACTGTTCTTCGGAAAGCTTCGCCGTTTTCATGTCGGCAATGGTGACCTTGGAACGCATGACGGCAGGAAGAACGTGACGGTTCTGCTTTGGGGCAAGCAACGGAACAGGCCATTCGGCACCATTCCAAGTCACGGTCGGCGTTTCGCCGTCCAAATACTCGTCATTCGGAACAACCCCTTTAAGGGGGACAGGCTTGAACTTAGACATTCGTGGGGTCCTTTTCGTGGTGAAAGCAGTAGACATTGCCCGGCCTACCAGCGGGTTCGCAGGAACGCGCCCTCGACAAGCACCTTCCAATTAGAATTATTCGGTGGTCGAAATGGTGCCAATGGTGCCGGACGTGTCGGCAAAGGCCTGGAAGTCAAACCCTTCAATGGTGTAATCGGTATTCTTGAAGGGGAAGGCCAGCTTCGAAGTACGGCAGGCGTTCAGCTTCATGTTGAAGGTGTTCACCACACCGGCATTGTTGGTGTAGGTTTCGTTGATGAACATTTCGAACGTCGGGCCGGTGCCCATGTTCGTGTTCGCAATGACCGACTGAACCAGTGTGGTCACGCCATAGCTGTAGTAAATCAGAAGGTTCTTGTTTTCGTCCGCCACGTTGATCGTGTAGACGCCGGTTGTTTCGTTGACCGAATATGAACCAGCGGGCGGGGCCGAAGCCACGCGGGTCAACTGAACGCCGGTCGACTGGTAGAAGACGCCGAAGTCTTCCTTGAACGTCGCCGCATTGGTCACGGTAATGGACGTAGTGGCGCTGGTGTTCACTTCACCGACCACGAAACCCAGACCTGAACCGGTCGTCACGGTAGCGGCTGCGCCAAACAGCAGGTCGCGCAGGGTGGACGACGAAATGCGGGCGAACTTCGCCTTGCCGGTAATTTTCAAGGCAGCCATGGCCACGTCGACCGCGACCTTTTGCTGCCCAATGAGTTCTTTCAAGGACTGGTCGAAGTCAATTTCAATGTCCTGAAGAATTCCCAGGAACGACGGCGTGGGGTTGGAAATGTCCGTGCGGCGGCCGACAACCGTACCGGAACCAAAATTGATGGCAGTCATGTGGGGCTTCCTTTTGTGAAGGTGTTAAGAGGCGGCCATGGCTTGGTAGACAAGCGGCACGGGCATGCGAACCGTTACGGGAATAATTGCCAGTCCGTCGCCGTCCAAGGCACCGGGGTCTTTGAACAGCTTTCCGGTGATCCAGGCGTGGTCAACGAACGCTAAACCCAAATTCTGCTTGCCCGTCAGCGGCGACGGGCGCAACGCATAAAACACCGCGTCAATAAGCGGGTTCAGAAGACCGGCCGGGTTTTCAACTTCATGCGCCCAAGTATAAATGAAGAGGTTGGCCTTCATTTCTATGACCTGGGGAATGCCGGTCTTACCACCCTGCACGTCGTCATCGACTTCGTGCATGAAAAGACACGGGCGCATTTCCTTGGACGTGTCGCCCCACAGCTTCAGCTTGCGGCTTGTGGTCTTGTACCCGGCAGATTTTTTGACAATGTCGAACAGCGCCGCCATGGCTGTTTCTTGCGGGCTGTAATTCATTTGCCGTTTGCACCTTGGCGGACCGCGTCAGTCATGCCGTCGATAATTTCCTGTTTCATGTCAGCCAAGGTCGACCGCATGTAAGACCGTTCCGGCATTTTCGAACCAGGGTGGTGGACCACCTTGGCAAAGACTTCCTTGCCGCCAATGAAAAAATGCAGCGCCTTTGCGTTCTTCGGGTAGATGTCGTGCGGCTTGGTCACCCCGCCATATTCATGAATGGCGGCATAGGGGACGTCTTTGCCAGCGGACACCGTCGCAATAATGGCGGTCCGTTCGTCCGACACTTCCTGAAAAATGCTCGACTGCAACGCGCCGGTCCGCTTGTTCAGCACCTGACCGGAAAGCTTGTCGACGCGAATTTTGCGCTGCATTTCAATTGCCAGCGCCGTAATTTTCCGCAGCAACGCATTGTGAACGCCAGAAGGCATTTTGCCGATGCGTTCAATTAGTTCGGTGTCGCCGGAAACCTGGACCGACAACATTTCAGTTGGGCTTCCCGCGAAGGAAGCGGACCTTGGTGGCCGCCGCATGACAGGCTTGGCGAACCAGTTCGTCGCTGCCCCAGTGGCAAACGCAGCATTGCCCGTCGACTTCGTCCAGGGCTTCCATATAGCCCGTCTGGGCTTCCAGCAGGCGTTCCAGGACCTTGAAGGCCGTGTGCATGGCGTCCA